GAAAATTAAAAATAAATTAGTATATTTGTATTATGAAAAATTATAACGAAAAACAATTGGAAGAAAATTACGAAAAGTTTTTGAACTTAGTTCGTAAAGCGTGTAGTTCTAATCCTGAAAGATTGGAAAAATTATTAAAAATGTATTCTATGGACGAATTAGGTCCTAATTTAATTATATCACCGGCTAGTGGTAATTTAAATTATCACAATGCATATGAAGGTGGATATATAGACCACATTTTAAATGTTTGTAAAAATTCACTTCGTATGAAAAAATTATATGAAGAAGCGGGTGGTAGTATAGATTTTACCGATGACCAATTATTGTTTGCGGCACTTCATCATGATTTAGGTAAGTTGGGTATTAAAGATGAATTACATTATGTACCAAACGATTCAAAGTGGCATATTGATAATAGAGGCGAACTATACAAACGAAATGAAAATATTCCGTTTATGTCTATTACCGATAGAACGTTTTTTACTTTAAATCATTATGGTATTCAATATAGTGAAAATGAATATTTTGGTATTAAACTTACAGATGGTTTATATGACGATGATAATGAAAAGTATTTCAAAACATATGATACTTCAAAATATCTTCGTTCTAAAATCCAATACATACTACATTGGGCAGACCATATGAGTACAATTATTGAAAGACAGACGGCATAAATTTTAATTTGATTATATTTATGAACTGATAGAGCTGGCCAGCATATCAGCGTATCATCCAAAAGGAGATACAAACTAACGCTTAAAAAAAGGTAAAATTATGAAAAATCAAATTCATCCGGGATTCCCTAACCCAGCATTTAGGGACGAGTTCTTCTCACCATTAGATACTTTATTCGATAAAGTATTTTCAGAATCATTTCCTCAATTATCAAAGGAAATTGGTATTAACCCATTCCAACAAAACGCTTATCCAAAATGTGACATCATTAATTTTGATGACCGTATTGAGATTGTAGCAGAAGTTCCAGGATTAACCAAAGAACAAATTACCATTGATGTAGATGGTGATGTGATTACACTAAAAGGAGAAAAATCAAGTAAAGCAACCGAAAAAGAAGGTGGCGTATATCTTCGTAGAGAAGTTAAACGTTCATCATTCGTAAGAAGTTTTACAGCTGATTCTAAAATCTTCGATTTAGATAAAGTAAAAGCATCGTTTGCAGATGGTGTATTGGAATTACAAATACCAAAGAGAGAACCCGAAAAACCAAAGAAACGAACGGTTTCAATTGGTTAATTTATTCTAAACAACAAACTAACAATAATGGGGGTGGTTAATTTCACCCTCATTTTTATTTTGAGTATATTTATATATACAATTTAAAAAAACAAATTATGAAACCAGAATACAAAATGAGAGCTCAAGAGCATTTGGAAGCTATCACTAAAAGAGCTAAAGTTATTGCTGAAATGTTAAAAGGTGAAAGACCTGCAGACCAAGCACAAGCAATTAAGTTATCAAATGAAATCGAAAGATTAGTAGAACTAACAACAAACATCGTAGATTTATCGTAATATGAATTGGTTAAAGTATTTAGTTGGATTATCAGCAATCATTGTTGCAGGATGTGCAGCCTACTTTTCTGTAACAGGTTTAGGTGTTCTATTTGCCGGTGCATCACTATCAGTAATGGTAATGGCGGGTGCATTAGAATTCGCTAAATTAGTAGCCGCAACATATTTGAAACAACAATGGGATACTATTAAAGGATTCAATAAATGGTACTTGGCTATATCAGTAGCAACACTTATGTTAATTACATCAGCTGGTATCTTTGGGTATCTATCAAATGCTTTCCAACAACAAAACTTAGAACTACAAAAAGTTGAAAGAGATATATCGGTATATCAATCACAAATCACTAAAAATGATACGGAGATTGCCCGTTATACAACTCAATTGAATAACCAACAAAATATTCGTAACTCACAAGAGAGCAACTTATCCAAACAAATTGATAAGGATAAATCTACTTCAAGGGTTACACAAATGATTAAAACAGCTGATAAAGAAATTGCATCAGTATCCAAACGTATCGATGAACTAACTATACAAAACAATGTAGCGTTAGATTCAATCAATTCAATTAAGAATAACAATATTCAATTAGAAAGAGAAGTTGGTGGATTTCGTTTCGTAGCAGAAGCATTTAATGTTCCACTTAACGATGTTGTAAAATTCTTTATCCTTATAATTGTATTAGTATTTGACCCATTGGCAATTGCACTTATTATTGCGTTTAATGGTTTGATTATGAAACGTAAAGAAGATGATGATTTGTCAGATTGGGATGCTACATTAGGAGATGGATTGGATGAATTGATGGATGAGAATTATAAGGATTATGAGGTATATGGTGATAAGAAAAGACGAGAGGATTTATTAGCCGAAATGATGAAAAATGACCAAGAGTTAGGATTATATGATGAACCAATAACTCTATCAGAAAAAGATGCGGAAGTATTCTTTAATGAAATAGAAAATCCATCAGAACCAAACGAAGCATTAGTAGAAGCAGCAGAAAAATACGAAACCGAAAAAAAAAAAGTTGAAATCACTTCAACAAATTTGGAAGAAGTTACCCTAACTAATGAAGAAAAAGCAGCATTAGAACCTGAAATAACCGATGAGATATTAATGAACCTACAAACCGATTACTCAAAGAGAGCAATTGATTATGATGGCGACGGTACTGTTGATGGGTATGATACCGATGGCGATGGGATAATAAATATTGTAAGAGCAGAGCATCCAAGTAGAGCAGCTGCAATTAAAGATATGTTACCGTACTACGCTAAATCATCTTTTAATTGGGATGATAGAAGGAATTGGATAAATGACCAAAATGCGGTTAATTATTGGATAAAAAATATCAAACCTTCACAATACCCTACTGACTTCTCCGGAAAATCTTATTAATATTTGGTAAATCCAAATAATTTTCGTATATTTGTATAACAACAAATTATACCAAAATGATAAACTTAGGATACGCGTGTATTAATATGAGTATGGGTAAAAAAGTAACCACTAACCGAGCTATGGTTAAACGTACTTTTCAATCCAAAGGCTTAGATTATGTTTCCGAACTTGCATTACTTAATGCAAAGGATATCGTTAAAATTTTAGAGTGGAATCGATTAAACAATATATCTTTATTTAGATTATCATCCACTATTGTTCCGTGGGGAGACCATATTGATTTAACTCAATTAAAAGATTACAAAGAAATTAAATTTGAGTTAAAGAAAGCTGGTGATTACACTAAGTTTTGGAATATGAGGGTTAATTCACATCCCGGTCCATTCGTTGTATTAACTTCTCCAAAGGAGGAAGTAGTTAACAACGCGATTGCTGATTTAGAATTGCATGGTAAGATATTTGATATGATGGGGTTATCTAAAACCAGATTCAACAATATCAATATTCATTGTAATGGTGTATATGGCGATAAGCAATCTGCTATGGATAGATTCATCCAAAACTTTAAAAGGTTATCACCATCAGTTCGTAATAGGCTTACGGTGGAGAATGATGATAAAGCTTCTATGTATTCAGTATTAGACCTTATGTATATTCACAAACATACGGGTATTCCAATTGTATTCGATTATCACCACCACCAATTTTGTACAGGTGGATTGAGTGAAGAAGAAGCTCTTAAATTAGCAGCAACAACTTGGCCGGAAGGGATTAAGCAAGAAGTTCATTACTCTGAATCAAAAGCATTGCACGAAAACAATCCAAAAGAAAAACCACAAGCTCATTCAATTTATATTAACTCACTTCCAAATACATACGGATTGGATGTAGATGTTATGGTGGAGGCTAAGGGAAAAGAATTAGCAATATTACCTTTTATTAAATGTTAACATACACCGCGATATTAGTATTTCAAGTTCTTTTCAATGTATTTAAAACAATGGAAATTAAATATACATACGAAAATAGATTAAAAGATTTATTACTTAATTCAGTTTGGATTAATTTAGTATCTTTAGCTGGTAT